GGACATCGTATGGAGTGGGGAACACAAACGGATACCATTTGCGAAGTTGGATCATTTCTTTTCACGTTTAATCGCTTCTTCATAACCACGCAAAATTAAAGATCGGGCTTCTGCCGAATCTGCTGTGCCCGCCCACATAGGCAGGTTGTTCCAAATCACCACATAGTCTTCTGGCTTGCAATACTGTGCATTGTTCTTTAACCACGCAACCATTTGTTGATGGCGCTCGGACGGGTTGTGAATTGTGTAGCCGATCCCATAGAACTCGCGCACATGGCAACCATTCTTGGCTACGGCTCCAACTAGCCCCAACAGCAGTAACAGTATGAGCCAACGCATACATCACACTAAAGTCCAAGCAATTATGTACGTGCCAAAGATAACAAAGGCCACAAGACAGGCTGCGGCAATGAATGCTTCAGCCCAGTCCCACATGGTTACGCGGGCTCCGGTATTTTAACCTTGGCAGTAATAACAGCTGTCGATGTGTCTCGATCAATCGTCATGTAGCCTTGGCAAACAATGTTGTAGTCCACCCCGTTAGCATCTTTTTCGCTTTTGATGGGTGTTGCGATGTCAAGGTTCTTAAACAAAAACTCTTTATCGTTTTCAAAGACACGCCAAACATGGTCAACTGTACCGCGTCCAACTTGACCTCTTGCTTTATTAAACCTAATACGATAAGTATTCATATAACTTCGGCTGCAGTTACTGGAGCTGCTTGAGGTACAGGAATTACCGTCAAATTAAAATGTATAAATTTAATAGGTAATTCAGCTGCATGTCGCGTAAATGAATGCGCTAACCACGAGTTTGAAAAAATCATCATGCCTGGTTTTGGCGTAAAATTAATCATTTTGCTAGCGGGCGTTGCCATATTCATGTCTTGTTCTGGTAAATCAATCTGCACTTTGGCTGCGCGGGGATCATGAAATACAACATGAGAACAATCTTCTGGCGTCTCAAGAAAATAAAAACCTACAATTTGCGAACCAAATCCGTGAACATGTGCGTCCATTGCGGAATGCTTAAAATGCTCCTGTGTCCACATTTCTGTAAACGAAACGGCTTTATTCTGCATAGCGTACCCTTGTTCATTCAAGATATTCCATGCAGTTGATCCAACAAATTCTGTAAATGCGGTTAGACGAGGATCGGCATAATAATTCCCAGACATGTAGACTGGATAGATTTCATCTAGATTACGCTGTTTACGTTCGGCTTCTAAGTTTTCTTCTGATACCTTATTTGCTATTTCTAGAAAATCAGGCCGTTCAATTAAGTAGATCGGGCTCGGGAAATGAAAAGCTACTTGCAGCTGCGTGTTTTGTACTACTTCAGCTACGGCTTCAGCAGCTTTGCAAATCTTCCCTTTTGATTTAGGGGCGACGGTCTTGGCCATGATGTAATCCTTTAAGGTGTTATTTCCACCCAAGTTGGTGGATCACCCGCTAGCTTATAAGATTTACCGTCTTCTGGATATTGAGGTAGCTCAAACCATGAAGATGTTACGCCTCTCCAAATGTAGGTTTTTCCATCCGCCGGATATGGTATAGGCGATATATAGCTGCATGTATCGACGTCAAATGTCCAACTCATATAATTAGAATACGCTGAATCATTTTCCCAAGCGTCTTTTACAGCTTGTTGTTTTGCCGCAATTTCAGCAACGCTCATATCACGTAAAGCCCACACGTCTGTCCAAACACCATCAACTTTTTCGTAAGTTGGCTCAGTTGAATCTAGTACTTGATATACACCGGGTCTAGGGCACTCAACGCGAACAAAAGGCTCCCAATTGCTAGGAACTTCTCCAAACGCGTCTATAAGATTATCTTCAAAAGCTGGGTGATTTTTAATCGCGCCGTTTTCAACTTCAATATATAAATTCATATGACCACCAATTTATAAATTGCCTGTGTTTGTAGAGGGGAACGAACGTGAACAGCCGGGATAAATAATACGCACAGCGCCCGCCCCGCCAGAGCCACCGCCAGTGGCAGAACTACCATTCCACCGTGAACCGCCACCGCCACCGCCGTATGCGCCGCCAGCACCGCCGGAATTAGCTGCGCCATTACTACCAGCACAACCACTGCTACCACCACCGCCCGGATTAACCGTGCCGCCAAACGCGCCGTTTGATCCTTGGCCCAGCAAACCTACACCGCCACCGCCGTCAGCTCCTGCTGAGGCACTAGGGCACTGACGGGCAGAGCCACCGCCACCGCCACCACCAGAACCGGCGCTTCCGCAGAAATTATTAGCGCCTGTTCCGCCGGTACCAGCGTAACCGCCAGCGCCTCCACCGCCGCCTCCCATGTGCGTGCTTAATCGAAAACCAGAGCCGGGGCCACCACCACCGCCTCCGTTACCACCATTACCAGTACCGCCTGCGCTTGTTGTACCAGCATTAGCTATAACAGTACAAACAAATTTAGACTGTGATGCATTAATAGTAACTGTATAACTAGTTAAAGGAGTAACAGTAACGTTATTTCCGTAAGCTAGACCGCCGCCGCCACCACCACCACCGCCTCGCGCCTGACTACAACAACACGAAGGCGGAAAACGAAGTGAAGCTCCGCCATCACCGCCTTTACCAACCGCCAAAATAGAAACTTTAGTTACGCCAGCTGGGGCAACAAATGTGTATGTTCCAGCGCCTGTGTAAGCTATTTGGCCAGTAACGTTAGTTACAGTTGCAGTCGAGTTTGAATTAGCGGACACGCCGCCGGGCGCAACAGAATTGGTAGCTTTTACAACACACCGAATTGTACTACCAACATCAGCAGAAACCAGTACATAAGTACTAGAAGTTGCGCCGCCAATATCAGAAGAAGATCGTTGCCATTGATACGTAAATGTTGGCGCAGGGGCACCTGTCCACGTACCGTTAGTTGTCGAAAGAGTTTGCCCGACAACAGCAGTGCCACTCACAACAGGAGCTACAGTGTTAACAGGAGCACTCCCGTAGGAGTTGCCCACAGACGCCATCAATATACCTGTCATGTTACGTTCCCTGTAACAACACAAACAGTCCCGGAGATAAACAACACGTTGCAGATGCCGCGTGTCGCCAACGAAATAGTAGCCTTGTCAGCGTCCGTGCCGCCAATATACGCGGTGGTAATGGACATAGTCAACGTGATTGCGCCAGAAGTGTTGTTGAAAATAACAACGGCATCGCCAGCAGCAAAAGTAGCATTTGGGACAGTGATGGAACCACCAGAGCCAACTTCAATAAATTCACCAATGTCACCTACGGCAAGGGTGTAGCTAGTTGTTTTAGCTGCGCCAGACTGGGGAATAGCTTTATACCCAACAAGATTAGTGCCGTCAACGGTGCAAGCTGAAAGTACGCCTTGCGATGGTGTTCCTAGTGCGGGGGTAACCAACGTGGGTGACGTTGATAATACAACAGCGACTGTGCCTGTAGAAGAAGTTACGCCTGTACCACCATTTGCCACAGCCAACGTACCCGCAACAGAAACCGCGCCAGATGTAGCGGTATTAGGGGTTAAGCCTGTAGAACCAAAGCTAAGTGTTGAAACACCATCGGCAACACTAGATGCTACCTTGACGTAGTCAGAACCGTTGTAATAAACAGTAGCTTTCTCGCCCGCAACAATTGAAACGCCTGCCTGTCCAGCGGCTTTAAACGTGACCACGTTTCCGCCAGCGTTGTCAACTACATACGTCTTACTGTAACTTGGGCCAGTAACTGTCTTATCTACAGAAGTGCCAGAAATCTTTACAACCGCAAATTGAGCTGTTACTGTTCCGGCCCCTGCCAACGTAGAGGTGATGTTTGTTACGCTTGCGTTGCCCGTGGTATTAGCCAAAGTAACTGCGCCATCACCTGTTAGAGTCAAAGTACCCGCTACAGCAATATTGACGTATTCAGTAATACCGTTGTTGACGACATTACCCCACGTACCCGTGAGGTCGCCCTGTGTTGGGGTTACTAACCCTAGTTGTGCGGTTTCGGCTGCCATTTAAGTGCTCCTAGTTCGTTGCAACGGCAGTCCAGCTAGCCGTTTGCGTGTTGCTGATATTTTGCCAGTTTGCGTCTTGCGTGTCATCAATTATTTCCCAGAAAGGCCGTGCTGTGATTGAATCTGTGCCCGTTGCCAACTCATTAATGAAAGCTATAAACGCCGCCGCTGCCGCTAAAGTGTCTGCGCTTACCGCGTTTTCTTGTATTGTTGAAACAAACGTGACCTTTGCGTTGTTTGTTTCTGACCCCATAGCGGCTTCTGTGATTGTCGCATTAACTACAACTACCGCCGTTACTGCATCTGTGCCTGTCGCTGTTTCCTGCACATCTCCAAAATATACAAGACTTCCGGCTATATTATCTGTTCCGGTTGCTGTTTCGGTTACCGCACTTGCAAACCCTGCGTTAGCCAAAATAACATCTGTGCCCGTTGCTGTCTCACTTACTGCGGGACTTAAAATCCGTGTAGCCGTTACAGAATCGGTGCCCGTAGCTGTTTCTGTAATATTAGAAACAAACGCTATACCCGCTGTTACAACATCTGTGCCCGTTGCTGTTTCGCTTACTGTTGGATTAAGCGTTAAAGTAGAATCCACCGCATCAGTAGCGGTGGCCAACTCACCAATTCCGCCCCACGAGTTGTAACCCCATGCGCTCTCGCCCCAGCCCGTGCCAGCTACCGCTGCATCATATACTTCACCACCTACTGTTGCATCTGTGCCCGTAGCAGTTTCAGTAATTACCGCATCTACAGCTAAAACCGAAGAAACTGCGTCTGTCCCTGTACTTGCCTCTGTTACCGTTGTAGCATACAACGGCCCCGCTTCGGTAGCATCTGTGCCTGTTGACGTTTCTGTTATGTCTGAGGTAAATATCTTACCCGCTGCAATTACATCCGATCCAGTAGCTGTCTCGCTGACAGAAACTACAACACCGTTTGACCCTGTTATAACGTCTGTTCCTGTAGATAATTCCGAAACAGATGCCACATAAATGGGTACAGAACTAATCGCATCCGTACCTGTAGCTGTCTCGCTGACAGAAACTCCAACACCGTTTGACCCCGTTATAGCATCTGTTCCCGTTGCACTTTCAGTAACCGAGGAACTTAATGTAAGTAATGAATCAACGGCATCCGATCCTGTACCTGTCTCACTGACCGAGGGGGTTACACTTAATGCAGAAACAACCGCGTCTGTGCCTGTAGAGGTTTCGTCGATGGTGCTGTCGTAGGCGACAAAGCCGCCCCAACCGCTGTCACCCCATGCGCCATCACCCCACCCGGCCATATTAAGCCGCCAAGCTAAATGTGTAAGTCACAGACAAAGTATCGCTGTTCACCACAGAACGGTCACCGGGTGAGCCAAAGTCAGCGGCAGAAAACAATGTTCCTGTTGTGCCACTTTTGTCATTAGCGCTGGTCAAGAACGCACCGCCGACTGTTGTTGTGCCGTTAATGTTAAACACGGCTGGTGAAGCTGAGTTAGTCACCACGGATGGATTAGCGGTTGTAGCTGTTACAAAAGTAGCAGTCACACGGTTGGCGTTGCTATAAGCAGTAACTTCTGTCCAACCAATGTGAGAGGCCATTGTGTCGCCCGCCGCAGGTGTATTAGAAGCCGCAGCACCATACAGACCAAGATACCAAGTGGTGATCTGGGTTACTGAGGTTAAAGCACTGCCCGCCATGTATGCCAGACCCGCGTTGACAACCAAGTTTTTAGATTGCGCTTCCCACTTCAAATTACCGTCTTTGTCATGGCATTTGATCTCAAATACGCCGGTAGCTTGTGCAGCTTCACCGGCTTTGGTGTTACAGGTCAGACCACCAGAAACTACGTCGGTGGCTTTGGTTTTTTCAATAGTCATGATGACTCCTTAGTTAGAACTACGAATGAGAGCCGCCGTAGCGGTGTTTGCTGGCATGGTGATTGTAAATGTACCAACGGATGTTTTGTCAGACCCGAAGTCCAACACAGCAACAGATTTGTTACCTTGGGTAGAGTTGTAAATCAACGCACATCTTGCGGTGATTACGCCTGTCCATGAGATGTTGGGGAAGCCCACAAAAGCGGTGTACCCAGAAGACGATACCGTGATAGGTGTTAACTGTGCCCCACCAGCAAAGTAAGTGCCTGTATTAGGTACTTCGTCAGTTGAACTGTATACGGTTGTGTCTTCGTTCAGATTAGCGTTAGCCGTGTACAAGGCAATCTTAATAACGTCAGTCGTGAGGTCATGAATACCTTGGTACAACTGCGCCTTAAAACTGGTGGTTTGGGTCTGGATAATTGACATATCAAGTTACCTTCTGACGGAACTGACCAGAACGGTAAGCGTCTTGACGCTCCATACCATCACCCAGACGTTTAGCCAATGCAAGAGCTTCCATGAACTTCTGGTTGTACAACTGCATCATGTCGGTTTCACCCTTCATGTATGTGTAAGCCTCAACCAAAGATGCGTACAAAAGCACGGGGTCAAAGTTATCACCTAACCAAGATGTGAACGGTGCCACAGAAATGCTTGGCGGATAGAAGAAATAGTGCAACTCTGCCCCGTATGCGGCGTCTGGTGTGGGGCCAAGGATGAAAGTTAACTCTGCCGGATTGTCTGAGCGTGGGCCAAACAGTGCGTAATACTTAGGAATCCCCGTATCTGTGGGCTGGGGGTACGCCTGCCGAATAAAGTTAACGTCTTTGTTTAACAAGTACTCGTACTCACCACTGGCGTTAATGATAGCCAATGAATACACCGCCAAAAAATCCGTGGGGCACTGCAGGTACTTGTTGTTTGTTGTGGTTGCGCCTGTCACATTTTGGCGAAGCGACGGGAACTGTACCGAGTTGAATATACGCTGCTCAGCCTGCTCGACGAACACGGGAATATTAGCCACGAAATCTGCTTCCGTGTTCTCCGTGTACGCTTGAATAGCAGCGCTAAGTTCAGCGTAATTCATGCCATTGGGCCTCGTGCCATAGTGCCCTTGGTCGCCGCGCCGTTACCACGAGTGACGATACCGGATGTCTTGGTGGTTTCGTTACCAGCAGCCTTGCTGATGTTGCCAATAGACATGTTAACGGTGTCAGCTTTACTGCGGTTTGGGGGGATGCCGGGGTTTGTAGATGGAACAACAGGCGCACCACTCATGGTGTGGGGTTTGGCGTACGCAGAAGCGGATAGATTGTTTATCTTGGCCATGTTATTTCCCCTGATTCTTAACTTTGGCCATACCGCGACCATACTGCATCATCATCTCATTGGTCTTACCACCCTTGGCAAGTTTTGTAGGCGTTTTGCCACCGGCTCGCATGTTTTTAACTGCAGCATCGGGATGTGCAGACTTCATGCCTTTGGCCATGTGTGATTTAAGTGCTTTCTTTGCGTCCATGTTCGACTCCTTATGTCGTTGTAACCGTAACTGTACCAACAAATGTCGTTGCCACCAAGTAGTTTGGCGTTAGTGCAACATCAAAATTACTTGACCCCCCAACAGGGTTCCACCCCCACTGAACATCTCGAGAACCACCAGTCAAACTACCACTAGCGTTTACACCTGCCGTAACGTACGTTGTGTCCTTGCGCGGGTTGCGCACAGCCTGCGGATCATCTACTGGGTACATACCCAACAACAACTGCGGCTGATCTGGATCAAAACACTGCGGGCACACAAGCAGATTATAAATCTTTGTCTTCTGTATCTCTTTACGTAGTGCCGTCAATTTGAACTGTTGGCCGCACCTATCGCACATGGCGATACTGTTCTTGCCAGAAGCAAACCGATTGCCCATTTACGTACCGCTACCAATAAACTGTTGCCTCGGAACAAAGCGAACCGAAGCTTTCTCACGATCTTCATCGGCGGCCAATTGCCAAGCTTCGTCGTACTGTTGCTTTAAGACCGGTAGGCGCTCAGCGCCATTCTCAATTTTGAGAGCCAAATAATAGGCCAAGCCTGCCACCATACAGGGCAGGAAGCGGAAAGGCACATCCATTGTGCGTACGCCCCCGCCAGCATCATCAATACGGCGCATGCGCCAGTAAACAAACTGATACGTTGTACTGTTGTCTGGGGTTGGCCAGAGGGTCACAGAGGGCAGATTCTGCGTGAATACAGACACGCCCGTTGAGTGTGCTGCGGCAGTTGTGCCGTTCTGCCCACGGAAACAGTTATTAAGCACGTTGCCAGAGATGTAGCCGTACTGCACTGTCTCATTTTCAATCAACAAGAACCCCGTAGCTGGAAGTCCCGCCGCTGAAGTTAGTGTGATTGTTGTATCTGTGGCCGTGATACCGCCGTTAAGCGTGGTGCCAATTGACGAAGTCTGGCCATCCAAACGCTGATACCACACCTGAATCGGGCGGGCTTGTTGCAGTTTGTTGGGGATTGTGGCATAGGTAGAAACACTGATACGCGTAATGGTCAGGTCAGCCTGCGTGGATGCGCTACCCGCGCCCGTGCGAATCACATGCTCAAGTAGATCCACTGTGTCTACGGGCAGTGCGTAGTTGTTTAGACCCGGAGTCAGGTTAATTGTCCCCTGCTCAAACGTCCACATGTTGACACCACGGTTTGCCCAATCAGCAAACATTAAATTCAATGAACGACGGGCAGTACGTAAATCGTAGCCCGTACGCAACTCCGAACCAGCGCGTTCAAATGCTTCCTCAACCAACTCAGTGAGGTCAAGGTTAAACGCTGTGGTTCCTGAAGTGGTCATCTAAATCCTGCCGTTTTCTTTGCAATCGTTTTAGGCTGTGCTACGAATTGTTTACCGGCGGCTTTTCCGGCTCGCTTGGCTTTGGTCGTCGCAGCGTACTCAGCAGGGCTGAGACTTTTGATCGCAGCTTTTGGAAGGTATCGTTCACCAGTGTCAGAAGATTTTTTACCACTTTTGGTTGTCCAATCTTGTTTGCCCCAGTCTTTCAAAGACTGTTGCGGTTTAGCTAATCCACCACCTGCCATTTTCTTACTTGCGCAATGCGCCTTCTGTGAAAACCCCTTGGGGTTGTCGCAATCAATCGACGCTTTGTACTTTTTTGACCATGTCATTTATAGCCACCACCTGCGGCTTTGTAGCGCTTGGCCATTAGCTGAGCCTTACGAGCTGACCACTGGCCTGCACCTGTACCCTGTACTGCAGCAGCTTTTACGCTGTTGAAAATCCGTTTACGTAACTCAGGCTTGGTGTAGTTACCCGCCTCGTTTACCTTGGATTTGACCTTCCCACCCTCTTTGTACTGGGTAAAGTCGGTGTTGTCCCGCCGGGCTTTCTTCTTGCCCTTGGGCATTTTAGAGGGGGAGATGTCTCCCATACCGCGACTGGCCATCATTTTGTACCGCCTTTAACTTTCTTGGCTAAAAACATCTTGTCAACCATCTTTATCCGCTGGGGTTTGGTTGTAACTTTGTTAATAATAGCCAGCCGTTTGGGTTCACTTGCACCGTAAAACCCAGCCTTCTTTAAAGACTTAACTACGTTACCTGTAGGTTTCACGGTTGCCATATCAGCACATCTTTCCGCGGGTCTTGCCTTTAACAGCAATACCGTCTGCACGTTTAGAAGCAGTCATACCGCCTTTAGCGTAGCCCATGTCGCTGATTTTTTTACGAGCAGCAGCATCTTTAGCGTCTTGTTTTGATTCTTGTATAGCATCAAAGTTGGCAGGCTTTTTAACGCCACGAGACTCTCGTTTCATCTCAGCAGCAGCTTCCCGCTGCTCTTTTTCACGGCGCTCATCACCACGTTTGGTCATTTCACGATCTGCTTTACCGACTCCGTACAAGCCCGCAGCAATGCCTGTTGCCCCTGCTGCCTCTTTAAGCAAACTTGTTCCAACACCACCGCTACCACGGCTTTGCTCGTAATCGTTAACGCTACGTTTCATGACGAGCTCCTTAGCAGGCTTTGCCGCCCATTTTCATGCCAAT